GATTACCACCAATATATACTACTTGTGTAAACTCACGACACGGTTGTCCATTAGCCTGCATCACCGTAGACTTGGGAGTAAATGTACCAGAGTTATGTGTATTGGGATTCTCCCACACACCAACTTCATTTGTTGGGGCTCGTTCCATTGTGTGTTCAAAGGTCTGTGCCATTAACATCTGATCTCGTTCATCTAACTGTTGACCGATACTTGAGCCAATCATTGCACCAAGACCAATACCAAGAACAGTCCAAAGTTCCTTCTTACTAGAGTCTTGCCCTAAACCATAGGCCAAAGCTCCCCCTGTAAGGGCACCCAATGCGGTCCCAGTTTCCATTTTTGTAGCACACCCACTGACTAACGGGAGTGATACTAGACCCACCAACATTAACTTCTTCATTTCCATCTCCTATTTATTTACCGTTCGGAATATAACCAAATGTATGATTACCTATCACTGTAGTAACCACCATCTTCTTTGCCCAATCTGGATATACTTTATCGTGTGCATAATAATGTGTTGCACCCCCTGTTATATCCACATTGTCATTAGCCATTAGATGCAACCATACTGACTTAATAAATGCATCTCTATTTATTTTGTTCACCATATTTGGATGATCTGATTTACCATCCTTAGTCCAACTGAACTGTGCAGGCTCCCAGATCACTTTACAAACTGTGTCAGGATAATGCTCACTGTTTATTCTATTACGAACTACATGAGCCACTGCCACCTGTCCTAAATTTGGTTCACCTCTACTCTCATGGTATATATTTTGAGCTCCACAATAAACTTCTTTCTGTAAGTCTTGATCTTCTATGGACATCCCCATAGTCATTATCACTGCTACTACTACATTCAAAGCTGATTCTAAAAATATCATCGCCCCTCATTAGGACTAAAGTCACTCTGTTGAGAATATCTACCCTTATCTTGGGGATCAAATGTTACTACCCCAACGTGTTCTATACCCAAATGATGTATAAAGATAATCAACTGACGTTCTTCTAACTCCATAGAGTATAACTGTCTGGCTGTGATGTGTGACCAACTCTTGAGCGATGTAAGATAGTTTTCATCTTCACCATCAAACCAATCTCTCTTAGGGCGTTTCTCTGCCATGTTCTGGGCAATCTGTCTCACTTGCCAGTCGGACCATTGACCACTAGCCATCTTCTTGTAACAAGACTTTAGTATCAGTCTCGTCTCCTGCTTCATATTCTACCATGTGCTTCTCAGCCTCTTTGATGGTCTTGAAAAATTGACCACCTCTTGGCTGATCGTCCTCAAACTCTTGCACAAAATACTTCCCTGTAGTGTTTGAACCAAATATCTTTTCATCTGGATCTAAAATCTCTAGTGTTGCTCTTTTAGGCATTTAATCTCTCCTTAATATACTCAGTTGCTTCAGCTACAGTAAATATATTATCTGCTTCCAAATCTGATATCTCTATAATAAACTCATCTTCTAGAGCCATTACCAATTCAGTAGTATCTAAAGAATCAGCTCCCAAATCTTTACTAAAATTTGATGTCTCTTTAATTGATGTAGATTCTATACCTAATGTTTGAGCAGTTATCTCCTTTACTCGTTCTCCAACATCACTCATAATACCACCCTGCAAATTCCTCATAAAGTTTAGTTTCTAAACGATAAGCCTCTTTCTCCCACGGCTGATCGTCATAGTGTACTCGTCCAAATGATCGTGTTTTCCACTGTACTCGTCCAGTTTCATAATCACACAACTCACCTCTCACAAATTGTTTGAGATGAACCATCTCATGGGCTAACCATGTAAGAATTTCATCAAACCCATACTCCATAGAAGCATCAAGTTCAATCATAAACTCCCTAGGTCGGGACAAATTATCATCTACAATATGACAATACCCATAAGCCTTTTCTTTCTTCTTCAGTCCCTTGGTCAATTTAATATCTAGATAGATATTGTTGACCATCCGAGTACCCAAAAGAACGGCACCATACCAAATAGCCGCACTCGCAAGAGCTCGGTAGAGTTCTTTATTGTGACTTCGATACCCCTCAATGAACAGTTGCATCTGGCTCTATCTCCTTAAATACATATCGGAGTACATAGTCTGTCCCCTCTATAAACTTTCGAGCTTCTTCTAGATCCTCAAACGTCTTTATAACATTAAACGTCCGTTTGCTAAGATTACTCTTAACTATGGGGGCAGTTACCGCAGAAAAGCCTAGTGACTTATAAGTATAGTCACAGACTTCATATTTCTCTATTGTCGGTATTATAATCGACATTTTTCACTCCCGCTAATAATGAGAACCGATTTCTCATCTCATACTATTATTATACCACACTATCAACCCCATGTCAAGCACTCTATCCCTTTGATATTAAAGGCTTTTTTCATAAGTGTTTGATTTATAAGGGTAAAAAAGATTCTCTTTATTATCAATGGCTTATGTTAAGTCTATTAGTATATTAGAAAACTCTTATTATCTTCGTTGGGAATCTGCGATATCTTGAGGCATACGGCCCAAATCCCTAGGTTGTGATTGTCGCTGAGCCACCAATCTAGCATCAACAAAATTCTCATCCCAACCAAATGCTTCTCTTACTGTGTTGGCATTCAAACCTTTATACTTCTTATTCAATGTTCGATTCTTAGCCTGTAATACCAGCTCTGCTTCCGCAGCACTCAAGCCTTCTAACATCTGAATAAACATCATCTCTCGACGAGCATCATTTATTTCTGTATTACCAATCATCCATTGATCGGTAGTACCAGGTATTAACTTCTTTACATAATAATATAAATTCTGCGCTTCACTATGCAACATGGTATGTTCAGTTCCTTCCGGTGCATCATTAGGCATATAAGGAACGTCACCTGCTGGAAGCATCCATTCTATATCAGGATTGAAAGCACACATCAAAAAGTTTTTCAATCCTTCTGCCTCATACTTGCGGAGTACCGCAATTTTCTTTGGTTTATCCTTTGCATTATTCACTTGTGTAAAAATTTCATGAAACAAAGGCTGATAAGTTTCATAAGCCATCTCAAAAATCTCCTATAGATTGTATTAGTTTACTTAATTTCTTTTCAACAAAATATCCAAACAACTTACTACGATCTCCTGTTTTAACACTGTCATATTCTTTTAGAATCTTATTCTGAATCTCTACTGGAATCTTTGTTAAGTCTATGAGTGTTTCGTTACGTTGCCAATTCCGAATCCATGTATCTCTAGGACACTTAGCTAACATATATAATTGTTCAGCATCGAATGCTACCATCTGCTCTACTACTTCTTTAATAACAGTTTTCCGCATTGGTTTCTGTCTTTTATTTTCTGTAAATGTATCATCTGGCGATAATATATTTGGAACCCCATCACTCCTATCCCCTTTAAGAATATGCTCAGCTAAATATTCTTTAGGTGTTGGATGAGTTACCATCTTTTTAGTAACAGGACTATACTGTTCTATAATATTATTGTGTAACTGGATAAAATCCTTATCTGATGACACAATTATATTTTTTTCTAATCCTCTGTGTTGGCAGAGAAGAGCAATTACATCATCAGCCTCAGCACCATAAACTTCTATAACTTTATAAGGAAAGTTCTCTCTTATTTCATCTCGTATAGTGTTTAGAGTTTCAAAAATTAGATCCCAATTATACTCTGACTTCTTTCTATCTACCTTACGGTTAGCCTTATAATTTGGGAAGTAATCCTTACGCCAATAATGTCTACTGTCACAGCATATCACCACCTCACCATAATCCTCAGTGAATCTGGTGCGGTAGTAACGAATGTTATTTAGAATAAGGTGACGAACAAGATCATCATCCAGGTCCTCACCTCTGTTGAGTGCTACCATTAACGAACCAATAACAACTTGTGTAAAATCAATCAATATCATAATAATCTTTAACTATTTATATGGAGCCCATGGACAGAATCGAACTGCCGACCTGAGGTTTACAAAACCCCTGCTCTGCCTGCTGAGCTACATGGGCTGTTTGATATATCCTTCGTCATCATAAGCATATGCTATAGTTTTGTATTTCGTTTTATGTTCTTGATCTTTTCCATAAAACAAATCTAACCATACACTTGTGTCAAAGTATCTAGCGATATTCATTAAGTAAACTTCTCTGTTTCCTAACTCACGTTCTAATAATGTTTTCTCTTTACCTTTATCCATACGGCGAATCTTATACTTCAATTCTTTCACACGTTCTTTGTTATGTTTCTCCCACTCTTTAACATTCTTTACACTTAATGTATTATCGTCAGGTAAATCTCTGACATCTTCATGTATGTTTTTATAAGCTGGTGGCTTCTTGGCCGCACGGACCTTCGCCATCTTATCTAATTGTTCTTCTTCCATTTTGGCTTGCCTGCATAATTAATTACTTC